CAAGACACCGCGAGGGTGGAAAGAGCGATTTTGTTAAACATGTGATTAAGTACTTTGTATAATTAAGCGATAGCTGGTGCTTCATGAGCCGCCAGATCGAGTGGAAAGTTGTGAGCGTTACGCTCGTGCATGACTTCCATACCAAGACCAGCTCGGTTAAGGATGTCAGCCCAGGTGTTGATGACTCTGCCATCAGACGCCTGGATAGATTGGTTAAAATTAAAGCCGTTCAGGTTGAACGCCATGGTGCTTACGCCGAGTGCAGTGAACCAGATACCCACCACAGGCCAAGCAGCCAAGAAAAAGTGAAGACTACGTGAGTTATTAAAAGATGCATATTGGAAGATCAAACGTCCGAAGTAACCGTGTGCGGCAACGATGTTGTATGTCTCTTCCTCTTGCCCAAACTTGTAGCCTTGATTCTGACTCACTTCCTCAGTCGTCTCTCGCACCAACGAACTGGTAACAAGAGAGCCGTGCATAGCAGAAAACAAGCTACCACCAAACACACCAGCGACTCCCAACATGTGGAAGGGGTGCATAAGGATGTTGTGTTCTGCTTGGAAGACGAGCATATAGTTGAAGGTACCTGAAATACCAAGTGGCATACCGTCACTGAACGATCCTTGACCGAAGGGGTACACCAGGAATACGGCCGTAGCCGCAGCAACAGGTGCTGAATATGCGACAAAGATCCAAGGCCTCATGCCTAATCGATAACTAAGTTCCCATTCGCGTCCCATGTAAGCGAAGACACCAATGAGAAAGTGGAATACGACGAGCTGATAGGGTCCGCCGTTGTAGAGCCATTCGTCGATACTGGCTGCTTCCCAGATGGAATAGAGATGTAGTCCGATTGCGTTGGAGCTGGGTACGACTGCTCCGGAGATGATGTTGTTTCCATAGAGAAGAGATCCAGCAACCGGTTCTCGGATGCCGTCGATATCAACAGGTGGTGCTGCAATAAATGCAATGATGAATGCGGTTGTAGCTGCCAGTAGACAAGGAATCATGAGGACACCGAAGTGTCCTACATAAAGCCGGTTCTCAGTGCTGCTAACCCACTCAACATATTTGTCCCAAATAGACTTGGGACGTTGTAGTGCGATAGTAGCTGCCATTTAATTAATTCATTTTTAGTTTGTTTTTCTTTGCCGTCTTTGCAGAGCGGCGGAAGTTAGCTGCAGTGGGAGCACCCTTACTGCCAGCCTTCCTCATTTTCTCTCCACTGCCTTGTGCAATACGCTTGCGCTTGGCGTGGATGTTTGCGTAAAGACCACGTTTAGCCATTACTTTTTGGCTCCTTTCTTTTTAGGCGGGCGGCCTTTTTGTGATCCGTAAGTTCCTTTACCTTGTGGCATTACCAGACTCCAGGGATAAGTTGACCAGTCATGGCATACGCTCCAAGCGCAGCCATCACGCCGAGCATGGCAAGCCTGCCATTAAGACGCTCGGCGCGTTCGTTATGAGGAATAGAGTTTTCGTCGATGTACATACGTGGTTCCGTTGGCCAGATTTGAGTGTCGTTCATTAAAAGTTGATATCTGAGCGATCCAATTTGTTAAGTACATCTTGCCGGTACGCTGGATCATTGTCGTACCGGGGATCATTCATTGCTTGAATAAGTTCTGCTTGACTACGGAAACCTGATTCAGCTTGTGCAGGTTTGCCTTGCAGCAAGTTCCCATCTGTACCATTGGCATCTGTATATCTGTAATACAGAGCTTGAAGAGCCAAGCTAATCTGTGCCATGTTGCCTGTCTCTACGACAGCATCGTAAGCATCAATCTCAGCTTCAGTGAAATTATCTTTAGCCCAACTAATAAGGTTGCCGTACTCAGTTTCACCACCAACTGCACTATAAACAGTATTGAGTTCAGCATCAGACAGGTCTTTACCTTCAGGCGTTGAACCTTGCATGGCATTAAACACATCCATGCCGTTCATATCAGACAGCTGCTTAGTCAGTTCTTCTGACAGCTCTCCGCTTTCTTGGATGGCTCGTTGTGCTTGTGCCAACCAATCTGTTTGAGGAGCTTCTTCAGACTCTGTTTGCACATTCTCTTCGTTGCTCCCTAGTTTCTTTTGTAGCTCAAGGTACGCAGCCTCAAGCTCTTCAGTGCTGTTGTACTTACCAGCCAAACGCTGGTTGTGTGCAGCTTCAAGTTCTTCGCCTACCTTCAAAGAATCAGCAATGTCTGCCTCTTGGCTTTCCATTACTTCTGAGGGTACGCTGTTATCGGATGAAAATACTTCTGCCATTATTCAAGAGGTGGTTGTTCTGCTTGCTGCTCTAGTTCAGCAGCCAATGCAGGGTTTTTAGATGGATCATTGATAGGTGCAGACTGCATAGCTGCAGCTTGCTTAGTCATCTCCATCTGTTCTTGCTGCTGCATAGCAGCTTCCTGCTCTTCATTCTGCTGATCCATAGACTTCACAAGGTTCAGCACATCAATACCTTGAGCAGCAGCCAGACGTTTAATTGCTTCGTCTGGGTTGAGGTATTGAAGCATCGCTTCAGGACCTAATGTCTGAGCAATGGTTGTGATAAATGCAGTCAAGGACTCACGGTCCTGACCCCTTCCAAGCGCGTTGATACCAGCGACGATGGTCGGCTTGACCAATTCCTTGGGGTACCTAGGTAGCTCACCACTACGTTGCATCACAAGCAACTTGCGGTTCAGGTATGGCACAAGGAACTCAACAGTAAGCAAACTAAAAAGTCCACCTAGTTGTTGTTCAAGTTCCAGTTGAGTGAGACGTACTTCCTCAGCAGTGGTACGCTCCGATTGACGAACAGTCAATACAAGGAACGCCTCAGCGATGCGACGCTCAAGCGTTTGCATCTGCTGCATAGCTGTCTGGAAGTCAGCTGTCTTACCAACCTGGACAACAGCAACATCATCAGGTCTCCCTTGAATGATTGCACCGTTGCCTGCCTTGGCCAGAGTCTGCGGTTTAGTAGTGGATGAGGGTGACACTAGGAAAACGATCTTTGCAGCTGCTGCAGAGCCTTCTGTGAGTGCCTGAGAGAGTGCTTCAAGTGACTTCAGATCACCGATGAACTCTTCGCAACGCCCGCGTCCGTAGTTCTCACCATCTACCGTATTGAATCTCAGTACCAACCAGGGGGATGTTTCTTTAGGTGCTTTACCTTCAGTCCCAGGGATGCGTGCATCAAATACTTCCTGATGCCACAGCCAACGGTTGTTCTCTAAACGTACGTGTGTATAAACTTCTACATCCCCTTCCTTACTGATTGCATTCTCATTGACCTTAAGAGGGTCTTTGATAATATCAACAGGCAGGAGTTTCTTGTTAATAAGTTCTTTGGTTACGATCTCAATTACGTTGCCGTTACCATCTCGTTCTATAACGTAGCGGTTCAATGGGTAGTGCTTAATCCCATCCTTTCCCATAAACAACAGAGCGTTGCCACCAACAACAAGGTGTTTGATAGCTTGGTGAATGACAACACGATCGCTAGAAGCAGCAATCGAGTCCATTACCATACGCTCAAGTTTGGCAAAGCTCAGGTCAAGTTCAGATCTAACTTCAGCTGGGAAATCAGATCCCAACTTTTCATCAGCTATCTGTAACTTAAAGAACGTAGTCTGCGGAGGTAGCAATGCAAGCATAAGTTTGCTTGCTAAAGTCACTACCGATTTGGCGCCTACGCTTTGCCATGGTTGTGTAAGAGATTTGTGGGAGCTCCGCATCTCATCACGTTGAATGAGGTACGGGAGAGTAAGCTCAGAGCATTGAACAGCTACGTGTAGAAACGATGAACGGCCACTGCTTAGTACATCGTACCTAGCCTTTGCTGTCACGCTAATCCTCCAATATTTAGTCCAGTGCCAGTTGCATAGGACGTGCCGAGACTTGTGTTAACTCGTGGTCGGTCACGTTTGATCCGCAAACTAGCGAGGGTGTTTTTTCTTTTTGGTTTGGCAGGCTGTACGCCTTGACCAACGCTTGCAATTGTTGCGTTGGATTGAATGGGTGCTTGATACTG